TCTTACACAGGAAAACAAATCCTCCGGCTCTACTGAGCTATTATATCCGATCGTTAAGGTGATAAATTCGCCCTTAACAGCAGATAGATTATGCTTGACCGGCGTCATCATCTTCACCCATTTCTAAATCCATTAGATCATTATGAATGCATCCTTCTGTTGGGCAAGTACCGTCGGCATTTAAAGTAGCCCAACAGTACTCACAAAAGTGCATTACTGGAACATCGCTTTTAATATCTGCCATAGTTATTTCACCGCCTTAATCTTAGCAATCATTTCCGCATTAATTTTCTTAAACTGTTCTTGTAAATCGCTTATGTCACCGTTTGCTAAACGTCTACGTATCAGCGCTTGGTCTAACGTTTCAAATCGTCCATTGTAATATGCACGAATTTCGGCAATTTTTTCTGCCTTCGTTAACTCATGAACTGGAGCAGATACAAATTGACCTCCTACATACAATTTGCCTTGCATAAATTCATCTAGCATGCTGTCCCCATCTGCAGAGTAAATATAATCCGCTGCATTAGGGTAATCTTGCTTAGCTAATGCTATGAGTTCCTCTTTTGAAATTGTATTATCAACAAAAGAAGTAATTCGTGCACCTTTTTCATTTAATACAAATACATATTGGTTCATCTTTTCCTCCCATTATGCTTTACCTATACATAACCAAGTGAAACTCCCGGCACTCCCTCTATTAGCTAGGAAACGGATAGAAACTTTATTGTTAGCAGAAAAACCACTATTCCACGTTAAATAGAATTCGTCGCCTCGTGTAGTGCTGCCGGCGATGTCATCAGTGGCAAAAGCAACTAGTACATTACAATTTATCGGCAATGTAATATCACGATAAGTATTTTGGTCTTCGAACCAGGATAGTCCCCATTGTAAAATAAAGCCATTGGCAAATTTTATATAGCCGTTATCGCGATCCAGTTTAGAAGCAACAATAGCACCTTGACCTAATAATCCTTTAAGAGTACCTAAGTTAAGCACTTTATTAATGTCGCTATCGTTATAGTTGGAAGTAATAAAGTTAATAGTTTCTTGTGAATTATCGCCTTTTGTTACTTGTAGACCTTGGTTATGTTTAGCGAGTACTTTAACGTACTGTCTAGAGTTTACATCCAGTTTCTTATCGAACTCTGCTCGGTGCGCATTAGTCGATTTATTGTGACCTTCTAAATCATGAATTGTTGCGTAGCCATTATCCTGCACAATGGCTTGTACTTTTTCAGCGTTTCCTATCACTGTTGTAATAGTGAATATATAGCTGTCCATAGGTGTAGTCTTATCTGGTATATAGTCCACATAACTACCACCATTCGTGTAAGAGAAAAGGACCTCTCGTCCAGATTCGCCTACTTTGGCCATCAATCCGATTTCACGTGCATAGAAACCAGTATCTAAATTCGCGTTCGATAAAGAAGCTTGAACCGTAAATTGTCCGTCACCGGACTTAGTGCTTTTAGTAATAGCCAATTCTAATCGTTTATCGGTTAAACCTGTAGCACGAGCAATTGATGCAGGAGTATCACCTGCGCCAATTACGATTTTAGTAAAAATTAAAGCCTGCTTGCTTGCGTTAGCTTCTGCTGTTGCATTAGTACCTGCCATTGTTGTAATGACAGCAGGGTATTTTGCCATTTGTACCTCCTAAACGTGAATAATTTGATAAGTAGTAGCTGCACCACCTATATAAACTTTCTGAATCTGTGGCTCTATAGTGATTTTTAGGGACGGCTCAATCACGGCACTCCCCGCCGAAGTGGTTACGCCACCAATATAGATGCCTTCAGAGTTTATTTCGTGCACATATTCTAGGCTATCCAGCCACGACCTCTTATTCTTAACGAAATCTAATATTCGCAATACTCTTTCACGAATATTAGGAGTCATCATATAACCAGTCATTTGTAATTTAAAATGGTAAGGTTGCCCGCCTTCGTAATCCCAATTTTCGATAACTTCACATTCCGAATATAATTCACCTATAGCTTCTTCTACTAATCCAACTGTCCCTTTTCTCCTGTGCCAGGTAATGGAATTAAGAATTAGCTTAATTTTTTGTTCCCTAGTTGCCGCTTCGTCGTAAAAATCAACGTGTAAATGCCACGCTACCTCATCTAAAATAGGAGTTCTTAACTCGTTTAAATGGGATAATATGGTTAATTTATCAACAATAGGCATGAGATCGATAAGCCGTAATGTAACGACTTCTGCAAGGGCTTGGACTTTTGTATCGCCAGCAATCGAACTGGGCAATGTGTCTTTTAAATTAAAGTCGTAGAGATTATTCATGCTCTACACCTCCATAAGTAATTGTCTTGCCTGTGCATTGAGCTAGCTCAACCTGGTAATCATCTTCTTTACGACCATCTTTAACAACCGTAAAAGTAGGCGAAGTTACGGTAACGCGTTTGGCGCCTGCCTCCATAACTCGACGAATTAATTCAGAGGGTATAATATCACGCCCTACTTTTGCAGATTGCCATTTTATATAATCAGTAACTGCAGCATCAACACGACCTTTAATCGTATCTGCATAATACGAATTATCAGAATCAATATAATACTGCAATGCTATACTATAATTCTTAGCAGTAGGGGCCTTCACAGATACATTATCAGTAAGAGGGCGTACCTTCTTGTCAGTAAGTGCAGTTTCCACTAATTTGAGAATCTCTTCCTTGGCTATTTCACCAGATGCAAGCCCTGGATATACAACCACATCGCCAGGCTTAGGGGATACCACTTTTACGGAACTAATAAGAGCAGAGGCTTTTTTAGTAAAAAACTCATAAGCCCCTTCTGCACCAGCACACGAAAAACTCTCAGGTGCTTCTCTAATACGTTCACGGAATGCGTCGTCTGTCTCCGTATCGGCACCACCTTCAGATATAGTGGTATTGGTTACACTAGCGATATATGGAATAGGATCTACAAGAGTGGTAATCGACCCTACTGGGTAGCCATTCCCTTTAGCTGAAGCTTCTGTGCATACCGCTTTTACACTTATTGTTGTTTGTGTAGCTGACAGATAATAAGGTTCAGTTAGTGCAAAAAATGCACCATCTCCTGAAGTAAATCGTGTGCCTTTAGGAATTGCAATTCCCTCTGGTCTTGCCATTGATGCGGTTAACTTCATCGTGGTAACGGCACCTGTAGCTTGTAAACGTTCCACTCCTAATGCAATACCTATGTGGTCTAGGTTATCGCCCCTTGCATACGCCAATAAATTTTGCTTGCCGGTATCATTAATCCGATTAAGTAGTAGAATGACTATATTAGTAATTACTAATAAAAACAAACGAATCGGATCCGCCGGTGCTAGTGTTCGCCCAGTTACAGAGGTGTAGAGGGCGAATATTTCCTTTTCGACGGCTTCTTTATCCGTCGTGACAAAATTGATTTCAGGTAAGTTCATTATTATCGCCTCCACGGTGGTAAATTAATAGTGGCCCTTAGATTTGCATCAGGGCATTTTAAGATAAGATTAGCAGGAAGGATGACATAATGGGCGTACTCTTGATTAGCTTCTAATAACGTATTCATATATGCTTCACTGCCATATACTTTAAACGCTATACCGTCCCACATATCACCTTGGACGGTTCTATATTGTCTCATGGCCACCTACGCTTTCTAGCCATTCATCTTTGATTGCAATTGATACCTTAGGCGTCAAATGCCCTTCCTCCGCCTCAGTAGCAGCCGTTTCTTCAAAGTCAACTGAAACGACTCTGCAACGCGGCTCGTATTCGGTAATTGCACGAATCACCTCTGCAGATATTCTGGCCATTGCTACAGGTAAAGGTAAATCAATGACAGTACCATCAATACCAAATCGCCTATCAAGTGGCACAGAAAATTGGGTTGTCGAAATAATGGTTCGTACATTTTGAATAATTTCTGTAAGGATATCCTTAGGTGCAAAATCAATCCCCTCAAGACGAGCGCTCACGTCAATTTGCATTTGTACCGCCTCCTTGTTTAGGTGTGATTACAACTTTAGGAACATCAGGGGCCTCCTTCAGCGTTACATTGATGGACGCAGATAATACATTACCTCGATTATCAATCGTATTCATCGCTGCGCTTATACTGGTGATCAGTAATTTGTGTTCACTAAAGGGCTTACCATTAATAATCAACTGCTCAGCTTGACCTTCTCGGCACATCTTGGCCACTTCCTCAATTTCTTTCAAAGGATCAACACCCAACAACTTATTAAAGTTCATCGTGAAGGTGATATCATCCCCATCAGGCCCCAAGAATTCAAGTATTGGCTTTTGTCCTATGATTTCGTGGGATGCTGTTCGTGCATTGATATTTCGTGCCAAAGCATCAAAGGTCCTCACTGTGTGAGAGGATGCCACGAACACAATTTTTCCGAAGCTTCCTAGTTGACGCTGCGGCAAGTACCCGCCTAGACCAAACTTATCGGCTAGATTAGATAGGCGAGAGTAAGCCACATCGCCTAATTGTGTATTTTGCAAATTCTTTAAACCTTGCGAATTAAGGTTCTTTTTATAGGTAGCAGCAGTACTACCTAATTTACTTAACAATGATATGTTACTCACCTCCTATCAATTTGGAGTTCCTGTATTACCGCCCCCAGGAACGACACCACCGTGTGTATGTGATACTAAACTAATTCCGTTAACCACGACATCCCCTGAAGGAGCGTTTATAGTTAGATTTCCGGTGCAATTAATAACAAGTCCTCCGCCGTCCGCATCATAGGAAACGGTCGAACCGTCCGCAAATTTGATGCCGTGGATATTTTGCCCATTAAAAGAGGGCTTATCTTTGGCATTATACGTAGTGCCTAAGATGTAGCCCTGGGATAAATTATTATTTTGAGGTAGGAATAAACATAATACCTGTTCGCCAACTCCTGGCATCCAGTAGTGTTTATTATCTTGTGATCCGTGAGAAAGTACTTCGAGTGGATACGACACTAAATCGTCTCGGTCCGGAAATGTTACCCTAGCCGTCATGGTTGATGGGTCTGTACTAGATACGATGCCGTCACGAATTAAATTTTTTAAGGCCACACTAATATCCATCTAAGCACCTCCTTATATCTAGGCTTTGTGTATACCCGCCCCCCACTTTATGGGAGCATTTACTAATGATATACTTGCCGTCAAATTTACCAAATCCTTTTAAGTTTATTGTGGCCGATGCAGCCAGCACAATATGTCCAAGCATAGCGACTGAACCGGTGATTTCATTCTTGTTCTTTTCGCGCAGCTTTTTCTTGGCCAAGCGTTCAGCTTCTGCCTGGGTCTCACATCCCTGGTTAACCTGTAGTATCTTGCCTTGAGTTTTATGCGGATCTTTGAACGTATACTCAATATTACTCTTTTGTTTAGTACTCTTATGCTTTACGTGGCAACCCCAATAAATATCCTTCAACGAAGACTTTAAGGAATAACTTCCTTGGTAGGGAATGATTTCCCCTAGTTCCTTAATTTGGTCTTCTGTAAGGTCCGTAGGCATAGGCCCTTTGATTAGCGTTGCGACTACTTTTTCAGTTTCATATTTTGTCTCGTCAAAAATAATCACTTGCTTATCAGAAACCTTTAACGCCAATCCGTTATCCTTGCATACTTTCATCAAGAATTCTAAATCCGATTGATCTGACTGTTCGACACGGTCTAAATCAATCGTTTCTGGAGTATCGTAAAATAATTCAAGGCCTGCACCTTTTGCAAGTTCCTCAGCGACGGTTTTAAGAGTGGTCTTCTCCCAAGACCTACTTTTTAGCTCCCCTCTTAATTTCGATTCATCTGGAACACTAACCGCCCCTATAGTGACTTCGTGAGGTGGATTCTTACAGGTAATTTCGTCAATCTCAAATTGTCCGCATTTCATCTCTATCTCGTCACCGAGCTCATTCCAGTTGTGGAATATAATTGATGCGGTCAACTTAGCCCCTTTTTCAGGGGACCAGTCGGACATCCAAAGCTCTTCTATATCGTGTAGTGTGATTGATATATCGTCAGCTTCTCCCGACATTACGTCGTTGAAACTGAAATCCTTCAAATAAGGAACCAAGTCTTGTGTGATGTCCTTTTGGTCATACTGCAATTTGACAGTAACGTAACGCAAATTAC